TATTACCAACACCTCCAGAACTTTGCACTCCAAGTTTTCCATTAGCACCACGTTTCAACGGCATAATCGCTTCTGGCCCTGCTTCTCCCATAAGACCCATGCCATTTGCCATTGGGAATAAGGTTGGTTTGTTTACTACTCCACCGTAAGCGTATGGAACAATTTTGTTCTTAGCAAAAACATTACCTTTAGCACTTGGTACAACTTCACCATTGCTAAACACATTTCCATTTGCGCTTCCAATTTTTATATTTGGAAATATTGCTTTAAAAAGAGGTTGAACAATAGCATACCTAACAAGCATCCTTGTTAAATCAGCAATAATAGAATTTGCAAGATCTCTAAAATTTAATTTACCTGTCATCACAAAATTAACTAAAGCATCTTCCATTCCCTTAAAAGCATTTACAAATGCTTGTTCTGCTTGTTCTGCAACTTTAAATGCACTATCAGCAAATGACTGAAGGGGTGATTTGCTGCTATCTCCTAAACCAGCTAATTTAGTGTCTTTTTTATCACCATCCTCGGCCTGCTCTCCTTTTAACTCTGCTAATAATGCACGAGCTTCTTTAAGTTGTCTTTCTACATTTGGATTAGACCTTCTATCACTTGCTCTTCTGTTTTCCATCATTTTTTCTAATCTTGCAATTTCTCTTTCAGTCTTCTTAATAGCATTACCTAAACCAATACCCATAAATTCATTAAACTTTTCAATAGCATCTGTGATAAATTCAACTATTTTTCCAAATACACGTTGAAACTCTGCTCCAATAGGTTGCAATATTTGACCAACAGCATTTTTAAGACGATCCATTGTTGTCTGGAATCTTTGCCCTGCATCAGCAGATGAATTAGCTACCTTGTTTGCTGTTTCTGCAAAATCCTCATTTAGTTTTCCAGTAAACTTCATTATTTGATCTAAACCAACAGTTCCATCTCTTAAGTCTTTCTGTAATTTCTGCAAACTACTACCATTAGCTTCTGCAAATTTCACAACAGCACCAGCTAGTCTTTCACCTAACTGACCTTGTAATTCTTCCGCAGATACCTTACCTTTACCAAAAATCTGCGACATGGCTCGAATCGCAGATTGTACGTCTTCTGCATTACCACCAGTTGCCTTGATTGCGTTTGATACACCAGTAAATACTTGTTCTGCATCTTCTATCGTTCCACCAGAGCCTAAAACAGAAGCAGCTAAAGTTGTAAATTGTTTGGTAGATGCTTTAAGTGGTACATTTAATCTTTTAGACGTTGTTGAAATAACATCTAGACCTTTTACAAAATCACCTTGATTTTTCGTAACACCTTTTAGAGCAATTTCTAACTTTTGTATTTCTGCTGCGTAAGTAGCTGATTCTGATGCAAAAGAGGCAGCACCAGCAACAGCGTCAATAGTTCCTCCTATAGCAGCACCGGCAAGCGCACCGGGCGCACCTCCAGCTATTGCACCAATACTTGCACCTGTAGCTGCTCCAGCAGGCAAAAATCTTGAAGCAGCAGCACCTATAGCAGCACCTCCAGCAGCTTGCGCCCCCACACTCATCTTGCCAAACGCACCAGCAAAACGACCACCACCGCCTTGTGTAGCGATCAATCTCTTCATGTCTTTTTCTGTCTCTCTTATAGCTGCACTTAACTTTTTATATTCACGAGAACCAATAGCTACATTATCTTTAGTTCTTTTTAAGGCATCAATTTGACCTTGAAAAGCGTTTTTACTTAATTTAGTTTCTTTTCTAACTTGTCTTAAAGTATTAACAAATTCATCTACATCTTTATCAGCTATTTTTACTGTTGATTTTAATTTTTCAAAATCTTTACCAAGACCACTTATCTGCGAAAAACCTTTTAGATCTAAAACTAATTGAATTTTATCTATAGCTTTAGCCACTACTTCTTCTCCTTATTAAATTCACGCATAGCCACAGATTCCATTAGTTGTAAACCTTCGAGCATTTCTTGTCGGTTACTCACATGATAGAGGTCAAACAGTCCTCCATCAAGTAATAACACCTCGTACTTTAATCCTACTACACCTCCAAAGGTTGTGTTCCATTGTGTCTGACAACGTAAAAACATCATTACAATATCCCAATTCTCATCAAAAACCTCAAAGTCTTCTTCTTCCTCTGGTTGCTCCTCGATTTTTACACCAAACGTAGCAGCGTCTTTTAGTGTTTCATCTATAACTTCTTTGCCACCCGAAGCCCAGTATTTAGTGGCATCAATTAGTTTCCCACTTGTGCATTTGAGTAGAATTTTTTAAACGCATCTAAAACACCAGCAACAAAATCTATATCCTCTGCAAATTCCTTTAACACCTTATCTGAAAACTCTATAGGAGTTCCATCTTCTTCGTTTACATCTTTCCAACCTACTAGCACTTTTTTAAGTGCATCGTACTCAGATGCCGATTCAAAGCTATCAAGTTCTGATCGTGATAAACGTATAAATTTACCAGTAAAACTTGTTGTATCAAATTCTCCAATCTTAGTTTCACTAGGAGTTTTAATCTCAACAGGCCAAGGATAAACCTTAGTCTTTTTTCTAACAAATGCCATAAATCAATATATATACTTCTTTACTCTACCTCAGTAGTCAATACTTACTAAGTAAAGACTAGGCTCATTTCGTCATTAGCTGAACTTGGTACAAGTGTGTATGGAATTTCAAGCATTGTTACCCCATCAGCCTCACCATAACTTATGTCGCCAATATCAACCTTTGTACTGGTAAATCTACAAATATTACCAGCAGCAGTACCATGTGTAACTGTTAAGTTTCCAAGTGTTGTATCAGTTAAAGCAGCAGCAAAATAATCTTTAGTAGCTGTTAAAGGTGCTTCTATTGTTACTGAACCATTTGCAGTCCTATCTGTTAAAAGAACTTCTTTTGTACCGCCAACAAGTTCTCTATACACTAATGAGTTGCCAACATCCATTGAGAAATTCATTAATGCACCAGCATATGATAATAACTGAAAGTTTGTTGTATTTCCATTCTTGAATATTAATGGAGTAGCTTGATTTCCATATGTAACTGAAGGCAATGCTGCATCAGAAGGAGCATTGTAAATTCCAGTAAAAGTAAAATCAATAGAAGGAATTTCTCCAACAGCAGCATTAATAACAAAAGTTCCTCTACAACCTGTAACAACGTGTCTTACACCATCTACGTTGTAGTGGATAGTGACAGATGAAAAACTAGCTGAGATTGGTTCGTAAGTTACAGAAGTTCCCGAACTGATCGTTTCCGAGAAACCACAAGCTTTTAGCGCACTTCCATATCTAGGCGCAGTTCCGGCTGTTCCAGACCCAGCAAGTTCTACGCTAAACGTACACTCAACTCTGGTGTTTGCAAGTAGCTGTTGTGATGCACCTAGATAAGGTCTGACAACATCTCTGTTAACTACGTCACTAGATTGTGGTGTGATTGACAGATCTCTTACAAGAACAACATCTGTTGCTGATGGGGTTGGATCTGATCCGTAGCTGCTTTCAGCCTCAATTAGAATTACTCTCTTCCTTGTCAGTAGTGCCATCTGTAGTTACCTCAGTAGGGGGTTCAGCTTGTTTAGTTTGTTGAACTAGCTTACGTTTGCCAGTTTTAGGGTTCAGTATGTAAGTACCGCCCTCATTTGGAATTTCATACTCCATAATAATCCTTTAGGGTTGTTAGGGTAACAACTTGATTGTAGATCATGTTGATAAATCGTTATAACTACTCCTGTAATCTACTTCATATTCACAGGAGATAATCCCTGCTGGCTGATCTGCCTCAACAACATCAAAGGTTACTGTGGCTGGCCTTACATCAATCGCAAGTCCTCCTAAAGTTGGATCTGTAACAACTTTGGTGTGTAAACTCTCAACTGTTGCATCTGCTGAAGTATCAGGGGTTTGTGATCTAACGACAACAACTATCCTTACTCGTAATGTCCAATCTAATTTTAAGTGAGTTGCGCTATTAACAGTAGGCTCGTCTGTGACAAACTCAACAACTAGAGAAGGAGATTCATCTCTTGTCATTGGCTCTACTCTACTTCTATAGATGCGAGTTCCTACACCTGTAGTTCCTGTGAGGTTTGTTTTAATTTTTGCTAATATCTGTTCTCTTTTACTAGCCATTTCAAACCTTCATTAATGAAATTACAGATAAAGTACCATCATCTATTTTCCTAGCACTTCTTACCTTATATTTGACATTACTGACTTCTATTTGAGTGTCATATGCTAACGAACCAAGATCAGTTGTTTTAACTGTTAACTGATAATCAGTAGTCAATACACGATCATCAGCAACAATCTCGTCAGGCTGCTCTAAAATTCCTTTATAAGTTGCATTGTCATAGAATACACTCTCTGAAAAATCTCCAAAGAAAGTATCTATATCCTCTGTAAAAGCCATGAGAAAAAAAAAGCCCTCGGTTGAGGGCTAGTTATTTAGCCGTACTTTTTAAGACCAACTAAGTTGATACTAAAAGTAAATGTTGGAGATGATCCACCAATAGTTTGAACAATCTTAATGTAACGCTTACACTCGTCTTTGTTGATTGTGAGTGTTTGCATTGAAGCAGATCCAGTTACTTGTGTAAAAGTAGCACCAGATAAATCTGTGTATGTACCACTTGAAGCATCTGACTCGGTTATTTTTATATCTAATGTTGGGCTAGAACCGCCACCAGCAGCACTATCCAAAATTAGCATTACATCTCCGTCATATTCGAGAAGATCTATTGCACTTGATGTAGCTGTGCTTGTTACAGCAGCAGTAGCAACACCAGCAACAACAGTTAGTTTTTCTAAGTTCTGTTGAATAACAGACATTTTAAGATTCCTCCTGTGTAGAAATAAACTCTTCTAATTTTGCAATCAGATCAGTTTTAGTTTGTCTTCTATCGAGTTCTATTCCAAGACTGCGACCATAAGTTTCAATCTGTGATTTTGTCATTTGAGAAAAATCAACTTCGTCACTATTGGTAGGCTCTTGCTCGACAATCGTAACTGATTCTGTACTGGCAATAGGAGCTTCACAAGCCTCAACAGCTAATTCAGCCTTCTCTACTGCTATCAAATACTGACCAGTTTGCTGTTCAACATCAACGATAGTGCCGACACTCGTAGGAGTGCCAGCTATCATTGTTGCTCTTAGCAATTTAACCTTCATACTATGTGCCGAAACTAAATGCAGTTGGCTGTTTGACCGCAAAGTCAACATCCTGTAACGCTATTATTCTTACGCTACCGCTTGTTGCATTTGCATATGGATCTACTGTTAGATCTAGACCAGACCACATACCGATTACAAACTGTGAGAAGTCTCCAAAGAGTACATCGTTGTTTGCAAGCTGATTAGAAACAATAGCTGGATAGCCGTTAATTTCGTTGTTCTCAAACACGAACTGTCCTGTGTTTGTAGCCTTTTCTGTTGACTTCAAAGCACCTCTAGCAGAAGCGTTGATTAAGTAGTACATATTAGCCACATCAGCGTTTGCTGCTGCAACGTCTGTCTCAAGTGCTATGTACTCAGCAAATGTACCGAATGTAGTAATTGTTGATGTACCTACACCAGTTGTATCTTTGATACCTAATGGCTCGTTTGAACTACCAGATCCATAGATAGCTGCGTTATCTAACTTAGTAGCAATAACCTTTGCAATGTCATCTCTAATCATTGTCTCAACGTCTATAGATGACTGTAGT